CCAACTCCCCATACATACGCAACATTATTTGGGGTGCTAGTGTATGTACCTGAAGTGTTTCCGGCCCAAGCTAAGAGGTTATAATCTAACGATTGTATCAAACCACCTGATGTGTATGCCATTTTTTTATTTCCTAAAAATTATTTGTATATCTAAGAGCTACTTAAAGTAGTCTACTTAAAGTAGAAAGAAGTTAAATTCTATATTAATTATTTATCTTAACTATAGATTCTACTACGCCTAACCCGTCATTTTCCTTAGATTCTAAAGCACGACCAATGACATTAAACGCTGTTATTTCGTCATTTGTTGCCGCTCTTGCCAGGCCGTTACCAGCTGACACTAATCTATCGCCTTTATTTACTCTTCCTGTTACTTTAACTGGTACTCGTCCTGACATAGCGATTGGAGGATGAGTTTCATTTGTTCCGGCGTCACCATTCATTAAGAATCCTGCCGCTGTTGATATCACGCCAAACACAGCATCACTTAATGCTTGTTTAACCGATGTTACTTCTTTGTCGCCGCCTAGTTCAACAACTGTGCCTGGCTCGTACACGCCGTCTGCTTCAAAACGTTCAGCCAAGTCAGCGTAGGACGCTGTGATTGCTTGTCCACGGAATGTTGTTGCCCATACATTAGCAAAGTTATAACTACTAGATCCAATTTCAATAGTGTTATCAGAAACAGGAAGTACCTGTGCTGATATCGTTGTTATTCCGTTTAGTGCTGTAGTGTCTGAGTGTGTCACAGCACCAGTAAGTGTACTTGCGCCTGTAACTGTTAAATCATTTGATGTTGTAAGTTTAGCAGTAGCACCATCAATCTCAAGTGCTTTAGTACTTACACCACCTTTGTTAACATATAGATTAATATCTTTGTCGGACGTTCCATTGGTAATATTAATATCACCTGAACTAGAAGCAATAGTTAAGTCTGAAGCAACCTGTAAACTACCAACACCTAGTTGATATGCTGTAGTATCTGCTTGATCACTTCTTAGGAAATCACTTGCTGGAACACCTTGAAGTGTTGACGCAGTAGTAACTGTACCTGTAAACAACGCACCAGCAATACTTGTTGACAAGTTAAAGCCCGGAACGATTGTACTAAATCCTGAAATACCTGTACCTGGAGTAAATGTTGAATCCTTACTTAGAATAGCAACTACGGTGTTACTAATATAAAATTTAACAACAACATGACTGGCCGCACCAGTATCAAGAATTGTTTCAACGACTGTTCCTGATGTACCTGATGATGTTGTATAACTAGGACCTACTGTGATCCAAGTTGATCCACTCCATACTTTTAATTGTGCGTTTGCTGAGTCATACCATAAGTCACCTGTAATTGGCGCACTTGGTTGTGAACTACCACTTGCTGAACTTGAAATTGGTTTCCACTGTGAACCATTGTAAACTTTTAATAAACTATTTGTACTATCATACCAAAGTTGACCTGCTAATGGTGACACTGGTGCTGATGAGTTGTAAAAGTTTTCAAGCAGTTTGACATAATTTTCGTTTAGAAAAATACCATAACCAGCATAGTTTTTACCTATCATGGTTAAACTGGTTGAGGTGGTATTTACGGTACCGTCTGCTACCGATGCTATCGTTGATCCTGCTGTAGTAGTAATTGTATATGACATTTTTATTACCTAATTATATATGTTATTTATCTTATGATTCGCGTTGGAACCAAAAATCACCATCGTTAGAACCTATATCATTCACACCTGGATCTGGTTCAGCTGTACTTACAAATTTAGCACTTCCGTCCCACCAAGTTGTTGCTGTTTTAACAAATTGTGTAGTTGCTATTGCGGCATTACCTGTGCCATTATATGTATCTGGCTGTGTATCTGATGTTGCGCCACTTTCTAAATGAACTCCACCTGCTGTAGCAGACATTACAGCAGTACCATCAAGTACTAGGTTTGCTGTTGCTGTACCGCTATCATTAATCCATAAATGGCTATTAGAACCATCGTAGATTTTATATTTGTAGAATCCTGAGTTATTAATTACAAATTCTGTAGTTGCTACTGTCGTATCTGCTGTACCAACTGATTGTGTTGGAGCATATAAGTTACCTGTGATTGTGCCAGTCCCGGCAACATTTAAGTTTTCGTTTATACCAACACCGCCACTAACTATTAACGTACCTGTTGACGCTGATGTTGACGTTGTTGTATCACTTAGTGTTAAGGATTTAGCAATAAGTTTACCAGTAGACCCATCTACACCCAATGTTAATGTATTTGTTCCGCTAACATTACTGTAAAAATTTATATCACCATTTGAATTTTTATTTTTAACTTCAATATCTGTACCATTAACAACTAAAGTTAAATCACTGTCAACACCTACCGCAAGACCTGTATCATTTAAAATACTAAGTGTACCAGAGGTTGTGTCGTTGGTATCTGATCTTAAATAACTTGCGGGTGGTTGACCACCTAAATATGAACTGTTATTTGCTAATCCCCAGAAACTTCCTGAACCAACACTAGTATTAGCATTAGTACCTGGTTTGATTGAACTAAATCCAACAATGGCATTTGCTGGAGTAAACTCACTGTCTGTACTGTAAATTGCCTGACGTACACCATTTAATTTAACACTAACAACATCATGTAAAAGTGTACCATCTGAAATCTGTTCCCAAACTGCTCCACTGTTATTTCTTTGTGGACCAACTAGAATCCAACCACTAGCACTGTATGGACTAGTACCATTATAGATATATAATTGATTATAAGCAGTGTCCCACCATAAATCACCAGCGATAGTTGTTGATGGTGCTGTTGTCTGTGCTGTACAACTAGAAACTACTTTAAATTCTGTGCCAGTGTAAACACGTAATCTTTTATCTGATGTGTTCCACCATAACTGTCCTGATAATGGATTACTTGGACTTGTGCTATAAGCGAAGTTTTCAACCAGAGCAACTAAATCGTTAGCAATTAATTCTCCATAGTTCGCATAGTTACGACCAATCAATGTTAGACTAGTAAAACTGGTGTTTATGGTACCGTCTGTTATAGTTCCTAACGTTGTTCCGTCTGTTTTAGTTATAGTGTACGCCATTCTCTTTTCCTAGCATTATGTTAAGTTAGTTAGTGTTTGTATTCTAACTGTATAATCAATTTGTATTAATCTATTTAATGATTTTTGTACAGGACTAAAAATCACATGTGTTAATAATTTTCCTGTGCCAACTCCACTAGAACTATATCCTTTAAGTCCTAATTCATCAAATACAAAATTACCATTTAAATTTTGACTGTTGTCAAACACTGCTTGGCCACTTGGTTCACCATAATCTAATAGACAACTTACAACAATATCTGTATAAATTTGTCCAGGCGTATGTGTTACAACAATTTTATTTCTGGTTGAATCTGTATTTGCTGTGTTTGTATTATCAACAATTTTATAATATTGTGGACTATATAAATCAGCATTCTGTACATTGGTATTTGTTGGTAAGTATGTGATAACACCTGTTGGGTCAACAGTTGTTCCGCCATTGCCAAAGTGCATTTCTGTAATGAAATTAGTGCTTTTGTTTGCTACACTAAGTGCCAATGCTTCACTCATATTTTCATAGTGAATAGCGTTTCTTTTATCAACAAAAATTTCTTTTGTTTCAGGATCGAAGATCTTAATGTGACCTTGTAGGTGTACACCACCCACTTCATTAGGCACTTTTTGAGTTTGATTTTCTAGCATTTTATTGTCCATACTCTTATTTATTTCATTATTAACCATGTAGTTTACCACGCTGTCCTAGCACACCTAATCCATGTGTCTGTATCTACACAAATGTAAACATAGTTTGCGTCATATTGTATATCACCTTTTGTACCCGTGTCACTAGCAGAACTAGGAGTAGCGTTAGTGAAAGAGGCTGTGTAGGCTGTTGACTGTGCTGTACTATCAGGGAATGTCATGTTACCATCATTGGCAAATAACCACGACACTGAATTTTCACTGCCATTGTAAACAGTAATGTTTGCTTCTTGTCCAATCTCAATTGAGTTTGTTAAACTAACATTTCCAGAGTTGGCCGCTGATATTGATGATCTACCATTGGTAGGTGCTTTTAAACTAAGTTGTGGATACAGTCCTAAGTTACCTTCAAACACTTC